GGAGACCAGGCCGTGGCGACAAAATCGCCATTGCCTCGCTCTTCCATTTTGTCAATGGAATAGCCGAAAGAGACATTCCTAAGGACGCCATCTTTCACATCACTCAAGACCTCTTGAGCGAAAGGATTGCGGCTAAACCGCACACGTGCATAACCGCGGCGTTTTTTGCCGTCGATGTATGCACGTTCAACAACACCAATCACGCGATCAGGGTTGTGATTGAACAACAGCGGAGCGCCATCATTCAAGCGGCCGAGGTCAGCCGCTTCTATTTCATGGCTCAAAATTTCGTTGCCGAAATAGCGGGCAACAGGAAATTCAGAACTGAACGGAAACTCGTAAGTGCGATCTTCCACCTCGTCAAAGGTGGTCATCTCCGCGCGTTGATACTTGCCGGTCAGACTGCGCAAGTTTTCAATCTTGGTCAATGTTGAAAATCGATGGCCCACCTGCACGTCGGTCTCTTCCCAGCCTTCATCGCCTTCGCGATAAACCGTGATCAATGCTGCAGGATCTTCCTCGTCGCCGTTAATTTCAAATTCAGAATCCGGCACGTTAATCACGCCATCGGTTTCAATTCGATCAATCTTGCCCTTAGCAGTTCCGCCGCCAGCTTCCCATTCGACAAAATCGCCGACGCTCAGATCACCCGGCTCCGCGCGATTCGTGTCCATAGTTCTATTTCGAATTTGTTTCAGTCTATCGGCCTTGCTAGTCGCCCAACTTTGACCAGCATCACCGCCCCATGCTGCCCATGCCACACGCCCGGCCGATGGGTAGCCATCCTCACCAGGGCTGAAGCCTTCGCCTTGCTTGTCTACTTCATGACGCGCAAACCATGCCGACATAGTGATTACCGTGTCGGCACTTAGTTCATCACCGCTCAGGATTTGCCCCGCACGGCGTGCCGCCACTTCAGTGCCGCCAGCTTCGCCGTCAGCCTTCCAATCCCGATAACGCTGCGCCTCCTCCCTCATGCCTTCAGTTGGCATCAGGTCGATCTCAACGCCTTCAATCGTCGCCATCTTCTTCTTCCTCCACTTCGCCCGGCAGCTCAGTCTCATCAAATGCAGGCTCAGCACCAAGACCCATTGCGGGCTGGGATCCTCCGCCTGCATTCACTTCGCTTGGGTCCGTATCAAGCACCAGGCCCATTTCATCCGCCATGGCTAGCTCAGCTTGGCGTTGAATCAGCAACTCATTCAAATCGCCGCCTTGCTCCGCCACCACATCGGCCAAAGTCTTGAAGCCACACCGCACCGCAGTCTTGTATGCCTGCACTTCCTTCTGCGGATCAATCCAGCCCCATGCGCGTGGGCACCACTTGACGCGTCGATAACGCTCCGGCTGCGTTTCATACGCTGGCAAATTCAGCTTGCCGCTCATCACGGCCATATCTAGCCAAGCGTCAAAAACGGGCTGATGGAAATTTTCGATCAGATACCTTTGGATCGCTTTCCAATTCTCACGATCCTCAAGCAAACTCAATCGGCTGCTGCTGTAGTTGCTTTGGCTGTAGTCACGGCTCACAGTTTCGTATGACGCGCCGATGCCAGCAGCCGTAGCGCGCAACATTGCCCGCGTGAACGGTTCAAACTGACCATCAGGTGCATCAAGCTGCGGCACCGTCACCGACTCACCAGGCTGCAAATACTTAAAAACCCCAGGCTGAAAATTGCTTACCCTTTCGTTGTTCACCACCTCGTCGCCATACAGCTCGCCCTCAGGGCTGGTGATGAAACCCATCAAGCTGCTAGCAGCACGCGCACGCACCACCTCAGCTTCTTCGTAGCCCGTCAGGTGATGCAACCGCTTGATCGCACTGGCAAACCACGTGACGCCACGGGTCTGGCCCGGCCGCTCGCTGATAAACAGATGAAGCACCTCATCAGCAGGCAGCATCAAATGCCGCTTGCCGGGTGCGCCGGTAAATGGTGCATCACCAGGATGCTTGGCCAAGAAAGCGTATTGAATCGGCCGGCCAAACGAATCGACCTCAACGCCCATGCGCCACTCATTGCCAGCGGCGCTGCTCTTGCCGTTATATGTCTCATCAAGTTGATCTGACTCAATAACCTGCAGCGCAAACGGAATCTTGCTGCCACCAAATGGTCGCTTGATCAACCTGATAAAAACTTCGCCTGACTCGCACATGGCGCCAACCACCATGCGCTCGATGTCGGCAAAACACAGCTTGCCCGCTACATCGCAATAGCTCTTATATCCCCAATACTTCCAAGCGCGTTCAATCTGATCGTTGATCGTTTCGTCAAGCTTCCCGCCGCGTTGCATCATCACCTGCCCCTGCAGCTTGATGCCGGTGCCGATGACGTTATTCATCACCGCGCGCTTGGCCTGCTTTGCATAGTCCGAATCACGCACCAGCTGCCGCGCACGGTTTCGAAGCCGGCTGATGCTGCCATTAATCTCAGCATCAGCACTGGTGCCGCCGGCAATCCAATCATTCAACAACCGACCCGTTGTCGCGCCGTCATACATGCGGCGACCACGGCGGCGGATTGGCTCGAAACCCAAAGCCCTAAAGAAGCGAGTGCGAAGGCCCATCAGAATCGAACGAACAGATTATGAGGATTGCCCTTGCCGTTAGCGATCAGGTCCGCTGCCCGCTCACGGTTTACCTCAGCCTTTAGTTTACTTTCTAAAGCAATCAAATCTGCCAACTCGTATTTCTGCAAATTACGGCCGGCGATGCTGTAACTCTTGACGCCACCGCCACTAACAATTGAACGGATGGCAGCTTGCACAGCTGCTAAATCAGTTTCAGCCTGTGTGCGGCCATCTAATGCACCAGGCGTGCCGCTGTATTCCAGCGCCGCCAATACCGTCAGCTGGCCAGCGCCGAGCGTTACCTTCTCACTCCCATAAGTCGCAATCGCCTGCCAGTACCAATCACCAGCAGCAAAATCCGCGCTAGTGCTTGCAGCGATCGTAAATTCCCATCCCGTGCCATAAGCACTGCCCACCACCGTCGCGCCTTCGCTTGCCGTATTGGTTCGCAGGTAATAAGTCAGCGCCCAGTCGCCACTATCAATCGCATTCCCCAAGCTGTCTTGGCTTACAACGTCACGCCACTTAATCGTGTCGCCTGCCCTAATTGTTGCTGGAATGTTCACGGCTACCAGTTGCTAACAAAATTGCCAGCCGTAGTGGCCGCGGCTTTCTTCGATCTTAGCGGTGCCTTTTCTGGCTCCTCAAGTCTTCGCTCCAACTGATCCCATATCGTTCGCCGATCGCGGCGCTGATACATGTGATGCAATCCCGCAAACGCATAGACCAACGTGTCCAACGCTTCGTTTCTTGCGTTTGCTTTCTTCACCCATTCCCGAAGTGGCATCCCGTTGCGGTTGTATCGCATCACCTGCTTTTCAGCCGTCAATTGCTGAAAATATTCCTCAGTTGCTTCCATCGGAAAATGCAAATACCCCTCACCCGGTTCGTTGTGTTTCAGCCTTGCAAATAACGTCGTTTTCGCCGTGTCGGTGCCAACGCTATAAACCACCGCGCCACGCTTCATCGTTCGGCCCTTCGCGTTGATGTCCACTTTGGTGCCCTTGCCAATCACTGCCTTATTTCGCTGGCTGGCACCCTTGATCGCGATCACGCCCTGCCGCGCACGCTCTCGCGCGTACTGGTAAACCTCGGCCGTGAAGTGGCCGCCTGAGTCGATCGCCACCACATCAGGTCGCAGCTTCACACCGCTCGCATGGTCCCATTCGCGAAGCACCGCTTCGTCCACCTGCTTCCACAAATCCGCACGGCTTGGGTCGCCGTAAATCTCTTGGTGGTAAATCAGCCACCCTTCCTCGTCACGGCCCCATGCCCACACGCTGATCGCAAGCCTGTTGTCTTGCACGTCGATGCCGGCAGTCAGCGCCAAGCTGCCTTCAGGCATCACCCCATGCTGATAAGACTCACAACGCTCGCGCAATCCATCTGCGCTCACCTTGCTCGCATAATCCTCCTCCCACGTCTCAGCCGCCCTTGTGTTCAACCACGTCTTCAATGCCGGCGCATCAGCCTTAGCCCGTAAAAACTCCTCCACCATGTCCGCCCAGCTAAACCACCCCAGCGGGCTATAAAGCCCCGACAAATGGAAACCAGCAGTGCGGCTATCACCCGGTGCAGTAGCGCGCCATTCACCACGGCGCAGCATCGACGGTTTATGCAGTTCTTCAAATCGCTCGCCGCAATGCTCGCATTCATAACGCGCGCTTTGCGGATCGCCATCCTCCCATTTCATCTGGGCCCACTTCAGCCATTGCATCTCGCCACACTTCGGGCACGGCACAAAAAACCGCCGCTGATCGCTTCGCAAAAATTCCGCCTCGATCCGGCTGTGATCCTTCACCGTTGGCGTGCTAGTCAGCAGTATCTTGCGCCTGGCGAATGTGGTGGCCCGTTTCTCCGCCAAGCTAACTGGGTCGCCCTCGCCATCAACATCAGCAGGGAACGCATCGATCTCATCCGCAAAGATGTAACGGCACGGCGCTGACCTAAGGCCCGTCGCAGAATTGGCGCCAGTCAGCAGCATCATCCCGCCAGGGAACTCTTTGCTGAACATCGTGTTGCCACTATCCCGGCTGCGCGCCGGTGCGATCTTCTTCGCCAAACACGGCGTCTCGCTGATCATCGACTCAAGCCGCTGCTTGGACAGTCGCTTTGCCATTTCCACCGTCGGCTGCACGCACAACATCGGCCCAGGTGCATGGTCGATCACATAACCCAGCCAATTACTGCCCGCTTCCGTCTTGCCCGTTTGCGCCGCAAACATCATCACCACACGCTGCACCGTTGATGCAGTGCTCAGGCAGTCCATTGGCTCCTGCAAATATGGCGTCCGATTCGTGCGCCATGGCCCCGGCTCCGCGCTTGCCTTGCTGCTCAACAGCCGATAACCATCAGCCCACTCACTCACCGTCAGCTGCGCCTCAGGCCGTAGCCCGTCCATAAACCCTTCAGCCCATGCGCTCATGACTCGGCCAGCTCCAGCAGCGCTGCACGGTGCTCATCGCTCAGCAACTTATGGATCACCACCGGATCCGTTTCACCCGCCAGCTGATGGCTCAGCCGATCCGCCAAATTTGACAAGCTCTCACGCACCGCACGGCCAATATTGAACGCTTCTTTCTTCACCTCATCAACCGGCAC